TCTACTAAAATATTATATAATAAAATAATTGAATTATATGATAAAATAGAATAATATTATTTTTTAATATATTTAAGTGATAAAAGACGTTCTATATGTATTTCCATTGAATGATATTTTGTGATTATTTGAAATTCATTTTTTTTTATTATTTTAAATAAAATATCACTATATCCTAATTTACCAATTTCATATAATTTATCATCAATACTGCCACATTTTGTTAATTTTACACCATTTGGTATATGAATAAAATTTTTATTAATTTGAATTATTGGTATAATATCTTCATGAATTTCTATTCTAGTACATTCATCAACACCTTGTTTAAACCATTCTACAAATTTGTCATTTCCAGTTCGTGGCATTGCAAATGTATGACAGGTTATATATAGATGTGAAAACATACTAGCATAATAAGCTGCTGCGATTGAACAAATACTTGCACCTAATGAATGTCCTGTAAATATAATTCTTTCGATATTATGTGATTTAATGATATCTTTAATATCATTAGTAATCTGTGATTCAATTGAAAAAAATTGTTCATAAAACCCATTATGAACCATTATATTTTTCATTATTTTTCTAGGTCTGAAATCTATTACATCATAGATATCTCCTATATTACTTGTGCCACGAAAAGATATATAAATTGTATTTGATTTATATATTAAATATGCTTGAGAATCTCGTTTATTATTATTATTATTATTTCCATCATAAAATATAGGTTCAGTATGCATATCATCAACAATAGTATCTAGAACAGTATCTATTTTTTTTTGAATATCTGTATTACATGACATTAATTGACAACTAAATATATCACGATTGCCTTTTTTTTTAAATATAGATTTTATATTTGTTGGAGTTTCATATGCAACTTTACTGCGTAAACAAGAAAATACCATTTCTTGAACTTTGTAAGATTTTAATTTTGCATTTATATATATTTTTCTACTCAACATATCTTATTATTATTAATAATTATTATTTATTATTTATTAATAATAAATAATAATTAATAAGTACAAAAAATAAAATGTTAATAAAATTATAAAATGAAAAGTTTTTTTTATATTATGTTTATGCTGCCTTTATTATTAGCTAATGCATTTCCAAATGGAAGATGTTATGTACCTTTATGTGAAGCTTCTCCTTATGATTTAACATGGATTTCTGAAACAATTTTAGATTCTGGAAATGCAGATATTTGTTTTGAAATAACAAATAAACCATGTATTGATAGGTCAAAATATGATTGTTGTAATACTTTTTTAAGAAGTTTGTATAAAATTGTATTATCATCTCCTATAACTTGTTCTAATGCAGTTATAAATGTAAGGGTTAATAATACTATACTAAAAGGTGGAATATATTTTGATACATCCCCTGGTTCACAATTAATAATTACTAATTTAAATATTCCATATTTATCTACAAATGGAACAAAAATATGTTTAACATTAACGCAACCATGTAATAGTATATTTGATTTTTGTGTTGAAAATAAATCACAATTATGTAAATTTTCATTTTGGGATAATTCAAATCCAATGTGTTGTCCGACTTGTATTATGATTGATAAATCACATTTAATCCATATGGATAATTTATCACCATCATTAGAACCGATTACACCATTAGAACCGATTACACCATTATGTAAATTATTAACAATTTCACTTACATCAATTGAATCTAATTCAATTACATGTAATGATTGTTTTCTTGAATGTAATTCTAATAATGCTTGTGAATCTTATTCATGGAATAATAGTATAAATATTCCATGGGGGAATGATACATTTTGTTCTAATGTAATATTACCTATTGTTAAGACTCAAGAATGTATACAATGTATGCAAAAATGTTCATAAAGTTATTAATAATATTTTAAAGTTTTTCCTATAAAACCTCCTTTTTCACCATACATATTTACTCCCTGTTGTTCTGAATCATATGATTTTGACGGCTGTGCTTTCCATACAGATGATTCTCCATATCTTTGCTTAATATCAGATTCACAACTAAAACATTTACTCTTATGTTTTAAATATTCTGGTATACCATCACTATCGCGAAATGTTTCATATATATGAAAATGACAATATAATAAATAAAATTGTTATGATAATAAAAACTGATATAGTTAGACAAATTTTCATTTTAATATAATATGATTTTTTTTAAATATATTTTTTTCTAATAAATAAAGAATATATATCAATAGTAATTATATATATTCTTTATTTAAAGAGAAAAATTTTATATTAAAGAATAAAGAATAAAGAATATGCATTTTACATCGATTGTAATAGCAGGAGGTGCTTTAAAAGTTATATCAGTAATTGGATGTATTAAATATTTACAAGAGAAAGATTTAGTAAAAAATATAAAAAATTTAGTTGGTACATCAGCTGGATCAATAATGTGTTTATTTTTAGCATTAGACTATACATATGTTGAAATAATTGATTTTCTTGTACATAATTTAAGTGATCCTGATATTAATACTTTTGATCCAACTGAATGTTTTGATATTTTGACAAATTATGGTATGAATTCTGGTAAGAATATTGAATTATTATTAAATAGAATTATATATAAAAAAATAAAAGTAAATGATATTTCTTTTATAGAATTAGCAAAATTAACAGGTAAAAATCTAGTAGTATGTGTTGCGAATTTATCTAAAGAAAAAAGTGAATTTTTCAATGTTGATACAATGCCAAATTTAAGTATTGTTACAGCTATTCGAATTTCGTGTTGTATACCAATTATTTATTCACCATTGACAATAAATGATGATATTTATATGGATGGAGGATTATATAATAATTTTCCGATTGATTATTTTAAAAATAATAAATTAAAAGATATATTAGGTATTAATATAGTATATAAAAATTATAAATGTGTTGATAATTTATTTAGTTATATAAATTTTATTGTAAATAGTTTAGTTGAAAAAGTAAATTCAAAGAATTTAAATGATATAGAAAAAAATATTGTAATTATGGACTTTGTTGAAGATGATTGGTTTTCAATAACCGAATTAAAACTTAAATTTCCAAAAGAAAATTGGGTATCTTATATAAATATGGGTTATAAAAGTATAAAAGAGAAATTAGAAATTATATAAATTTTTAGATTTTAGACAAAGAATCTTCTGTAAATTTAATAAGATCACTAGATTTGTTTCTATCACCTTCAAATTCATTAATTATATCACCATTTGCTGATATAGCAAGAATTGTTGGGAATGAAGATATACCATATTTTTCACCTAATTCTTTATTTTTATCAAAATCAAATTGAACAAAAACGACTTTATCAAATTTATTTTGTTTTTTTAATTGATCATATGTATTCATAAAAGTATTTTCTTTCATGTAAGATTTACAATGTCCACACCAATTGGCATAAAAGAGACATATTTTTAATTGAGGTTCTTTGAATTTTTCTATTTTTTTCTTTTCTTGTGGTATGTGTTTTGAAATATCTACATATGTCATATATATAGCATATGCAATAATACTAATAACAAATATCCATAATAATATTTTAAGTAAACCCATTTATATATTATCTATAGAAAAAATATATACTTCATTAGCGAGATTAATTGAATTATTTAGATTTAAAAAAGTAGATATTTTATCATATGATATTTTATCAAGGCACATTATTGCAGATATCATAATTAAATCTAAATTTTTAATTTGAATATAATGATTAAAAAATGTATCACTATCCATAATAAAGACTCTAAATTTATTTTCTTTTTTTTGAATATCTTCAGTATAATTATCTACCATACATATTGGATAATCTTTACTAGATAATATTTTAATTAATTTATATATATCATATTTATAATTATTTTTATCATAAATTATAATTGTCTGATATATATTAATTGTTTCATATAAATGATCAAGAAATAATATTATTTTATTCATATTAAAATTAATATATAAAACATACTTAAATATTTAACATATTAATATAATAATGACAGACATTATTATAATTAATCATAGTCAATTCCTAGAGAGACGAATAGAATCTGATAAAGAATCAGTAATATATAAGAAATATGGTGAAATATTTGTAAAATATCAATGTTTTTCAAATACACATATAAATCTTTTTACACCACCTAAAGGTGATTTTCCTTCTAAAAATAATAATAGATATAGTACAAATTATAATAAAAAAAATAATTTTATTGAGGATAAAAATCCTTTTATATTAAAAAAACCAAAGGAATTAAGTAAGATAATATTAGGTATATTAAATGTATTAAATGATAAGAATTATAATAAAATGGCTATTAAAATTAGATTATTAAAATCAGAGACGAATATTGGTAACATAATATTTGAGATACTTGACAAATGTTGTTTACAAGTATTTTATTTAAATATATATATGAAATTATTACAAGATATTATAGATGTATGTATGGATGGAGAGAAGAAAATAGCATTGGAATCAATAAATAAATATGTTGATAATTATATTGATAATTCTGAATGGAAAAATGAGTATATAAAAAAAGAAAATGAGGAAGATTATAATATTTTCTGTGGAAGCCAGAAATTAAAATCGACTTTAATTGCAAAAAATATGATGTCTAATAGATTAATGACAATGTTCGAATTAAATAGAACAGTATCAGATTATGCTTTATTAATCATAAATGATTTAAAAGTAAATTTAGATATACGAAATGAATCTGTATGTATAATTTTAATTCAAATGTTAATTTATATGTCTAAAACAATAAAAGATATTATAAAAAATTTATTTGATATTGATCATGTTTATATATATTCTAGAGTAAATGGTTCAAAAATTAAATTTATAATTGATGAATTTTTAAGTATTATAAATTAAAATGCTGGTGCAAATCCTTGAATATTTTCAAATCCTTCAATAACAAATGGTTCAATGTCTATTGGTTCAGGTATTGATGGCATTCTAAATCCAGATTTACTTGCAATATCAATTTTAGATCCAGATTTATCAATTTTAGCAGCATATTTTTGTACATCTTTTATACTAGCCTGTACAGCTTGTAAATTTGTTTGTGCTGTTTCTAGTTTTGTTATTGCATCGGCTGTCATATGTATAAGTTCAATACTAATTGCAGAATTTGAATCAGCTTTTACATCTGTTTGAGTTTTTTTTTCAGGTACTGAAGATTCTTCATTTTCTTTTGAATTTTCTTTTGATTTATTTTCATCATTTGCAAATGATGATTTGTCTACTGAAGAATTAATTGATTTATATTTTTCATTAATAAAATCAATTCTTTGATTATTGCTCATTGAAGCTGTTTTTTTAAGAGCATCTTCATTAAACATAATTTCCATTAATTTTCCTTTTGTATCTTTATCATTAATTTTTAATTTTTCAATATCATCTAAAATTAATACTCTAAGATCATATTTTGTTTCTTCTGATGTTGTAATAGATGATTTTTTATTTGATGCTTTAGGTTCCTCATAATGTTCAACATCATCATCAAATAATGTGAATGCTTCTTTTTTCTTATTTACACTCATAGAATTAAAAATAAAATGAGCTGCATATAATACTAATATTAATATAAAAATAATAATAATGATTTTATATTTTGTATCCATTTAGTTTTTGTTTTATGAGAGAAAATAATTTGTTTAGCTGCGTAGTATTAATATTTGTTTTAATTTTATTTTTAATAATATTAAATTTTTTTTTAATTTGTTTTTCTTGAATATAATTATTAATTTTTTTGTTTATTTGTTTTTCTTCAAGATAATTATTAAATTTTTTTTTAATTTGTATAATTTTATTATCTTTTGTATCCATTGAAAATTGTTCAATTTTTATGGATCTTAAAAATAAAATAAGGGATAATAAGAATACTAAAATATAAAATTCAATATCATTTATATATTTAGCCCTAAATATATAATATATTATTACACATATAAATAATAATAGAATAAGCATTTAATATATAATAACAAAGATTAATTACTGTTTATTTCCTATTCATTTTTAGGTAAATAAAATAAAATTATATCTTATCCAAGTTTTTTAAATTTATTTTTATAGTTTAAATAATGCCTAAATTGGTTTTTGATAGTTGTTCAACTAAAAAAAATTGTAGACGCTGTGATATTGGATATATAATTAAAAACTATGTAAAGCCTTTAATGCAAACCTTAACAAATGATGTAAGAGAATATTATATGCGCTTATTAACCACAAAATGTCTGAACACTGCTGTAATGTTATCAATATTTATGTTAGGTAAAAAGAAAGGTATTGAAATTGCAAATTATTGTGATACAGAAATGACAAAAAAAAGACATGGTGAAAATCTAGAAACAAATACTTCAATTATATCTAATTTCAAGGTAGATATATTAGATAAAAAGATAAAATATAGATATTTATATTATATTTTATTAACTGATGGTAAATTTCCACATGCAAATTCTAGTAAAGATCCTGCTTTTTTTCCCGGACATGTATTTATATTGGAAAAAATTCCATCAAAAGATGAGCCATATTTCTATTTTTATCAATCTTATATAAATAATTATGATTTAAAGGACCATATAAAGAAAAATAATAATTCTTTAAAATTAAGTTATGAACATACTAAGAACTTGTTAGATAATTTAGAATATATTTTAGAATCAGAAATATGGGATTCTAAATGTATTGAAGCTTGGAAATCTTTTACATTTGCTGATACATCAAATATGTTAAATTCACAATCAAAAGGTAATTTTTTTCTATGTATTCGAAAAGCAAAAGTTGTAGATTGTTTAAAACATATAGAGAAATATACAATTAATAAAATAAAAGATATAGATAAAGTTCCATTAAATAATAAAATTTATGGTGATATTTCTTTATATGATATGAGTCAAAAACCATTATCAGTAAAACAAATGTCAAAAAAATTACATAAATTATATGATGATGTTTCTAAACAAAAAAATAAATTTATTGATAATAAAATTTAAAATCTATATATAAAATTAATAATGTTGGCTGAAAAACCGTTAATTTTTGTTATTGATATTGATGGTACAATTATAGGGGATATACGGCCTCAAGTAATGTTATATGAAATAAATATGGCTATAAAAAAAAAAGATAAAAAACAAAATATTTTCAATACTAAAGATTTTCAAAATAAATTAAAATCTGGAATAATCAGACCTTTTTTTAGTAAATTTATAAAAAAATTAAAAGAAGATAATTCTCATATAGAATATTTTATTTACACAGCCTCAGATAAACAATGGGCTACATTTTTAGTACCTCATATAGAAAAAGCTCTTGGTATTAAAATAAATAGACCATTATTTACGAGACAAGATTGTAATATAGTTAATAATGTTGTCCAAAAATCAATAAATAGAATAAAACCTTTAATTTTAAAAACTCTAAAAAAAAAATATGGAATTATAAAAAATATTGATGATCGTGTTATAATAATTGATAATATAAAGGTTTATGAACAAAATGATAATAATAAACTTATTATTTGTCCTACATATGATTTTAAATTACCAGAAAATTTACCATGTATAATAAATGAAAAACTTTTTAAAACTCATAAAGATTTAATTTTGAATATATTAAATAGATATGTAACATTTCCAAATGTTACTTCATATCTAGAATTTGAACATGTTTATTATATATATTATATAAAATATATCTCAGCAATATTTAAAACTAATCATGAAGAGACTGAAGATAAATTTTTTTTATATTTAATGAATATTATAATATATAAAAAAATTAAAAATTTTTCAGTAAATACAATATCATATATTACAAATAAAATTAATTCAAAACTTGAAATTACATAATCTTTAAAATTTTTTCCATATAATATATTGCTTGATTTGCACAATCACTTGCATCATCTTTTTTTTTCATACTATTAAACCATGTTAAATAATTTGGAAATAATTCTTCAATATATAATTTTATAAGATCAATACTAGCTTTTTTTCTATCTTTATATGTATCTGTTTTAATATTAGTAGCCTTTTTACACTTTAATTTATTTGTGGCAGATATAAATTGTACTTGTTTAATATTTCCATATTGTAAGCGCATCATATTAAAATATGTATAAATAACAACTGATATTGTTTTCATATTTCCATTTAATAATGCTGGTTGATTTTCAATTAATACTATATCAGCTTCAAAATTTTCATCAAAGTTTTCATTTAAAGTAATTAACATACATTCAATAAGTTCTTCTAATTTCATTGTTTTACAATTATTTTCAGTAGCACACAAAGTTTCCCATTTTATAATTGCAGGAGTTGTATCACAATAAAAATAACTTAAATTTACAATTCCTGGATCTATTGATAGAATTTTTAACATATTTATTTAGTGTATATACTATACCTATTATTCTCTTAAATATAAAAATTTGATTAAAATAAATTATAATTGTGCGGACAAATCCATATAAAGTTTGTATCATAAACATTTAATATATAATATGCAAGATCCTAAATTTAATGGTTTTGATAAAGATCTTGGACTTGATTTATTAATGAATCCAAGAAAAAAATTAGGAAGTGATGTCATATCATTAAGTTCTAAAAGTTCTTTAAATGATGATAAAATAAGTATAAGAAGTGGTGGTAGTATGAGAAGTGGTGGTAGTATAAGAAGTATTGAAATTAAACCATCTGTTATAGATGTTGCAGATCATATTAAACGTAATCGTGTTGCACCATTTCAAAATGATGAAGAATATGAAACGGATACAGATGTAAGTTATGAAAGTGAAGAACAAAATTTTGAAAAACAACAAGAATGGAATCCACGTAAACAACAAAAACCTCAACAAGCTGAAAGTACAGATGATGGAAGTCAATTAGAATCTCTTGGTAGCATTATGCATGAACAACGACATAGATTATCAGAAGAAGAAGTTTTATTAATGAAAAAAGAATTATTATATCAATTTGAAAGACTTGAAAAAAAAGGTATGAAATTACCTAGAAAATTTACATTATCATCAAATCTTGAAGAAATGAAAGCAGAATTTGAAAGACTAAAACGTGATAAAGAAATTGATGCAAATGTCAAATTACAAAGACGAATGATGATGGCTGCGGTCTCAGGGATTGAATGGGTTAATGGGAAATTTGATCCGATTGGAGCAAAATTAGATGGATGGTCTGATAGTGTTTATGAAAATATTGATGATTATGATGATACATTTGAAGAATTATATGATAAATATAAAGGAAAAGCAAATTTCCCACCTGAAATGAAATTATTAATGTTATTAGGTGGAAGTGCATTTATGCATCATATGACTCATTCAATGTTTAAAAGTCAATTGCCTGGACTTGATTCTATCTTAAAACAAAATCCAGATTTAGCAAAACAATTAGCAGCAGCAACAAGTCAACATATGTCTCAACAACAACAAGGTGCTGGAAATCTATTTGGTGGTTTAGGTGGAATGTTTAGTAGTTTCTTTGGAGGTGGTCAAAAAGCTCCTGAACAACAACCCCAGGGTAATTTTATGAATCAACCTCCTCCAGTTTATGTTCCAGTACAACCAATGCAACAAGAATCTAATAAATTTTCACAACAAAGAGTTAATATGAAAGGACCTTCAAATGTAGATGATTTATTAAAAGAATTTGAAAATAATAATATTGATAATGATAGAATCGAAGCAATGTCCTCGGTTAGTGAATCTGAATTATCAGAATTAACAGGAGATGATTCTTCAAGTATTAATGGAATAATAATGGGTACAAAAAAAAATACAAAAGGTAGAAAAGGTAAAACTCTAAATTTATAAGTGTGTTATAATAACTAAATTTTATATCATAAATATGATTAAATCTAATGTCAGAAGGATTGCCTTTTAGAACAATATTAAATGAATTAAATGAACAAAAAGATATTGATGAAAATTTTTTAACAAGAAAAAAAATATATGAAAATAAGGAATTATTCTACAAGATTGCTGAGAATGATATTATAGAAATTGAAAATAAAGAAGAAATCATAGAAATATCAGATTATGTTAAAAAAGGAAAAAACTTATTATTAAAAGAACTTGAAATTAATAGAGATATTATGAATGATAAAATTAGTTTATCAGAATTTAAATCTATTTCTTTGGATATTTGTATAGAAAGTCAAAAAAGAATAAATCAATTAAAATTATGTTTTGATAATCAAAAATTAGATACAATAGAATTACAAAATCATATAGATTGTATTGATTATTCTATTAATAATATTATTGAATTAATAAATTTAAATAATGATAATAAATCTATAATAATTACTAATAAATTTAATAAAAACAATGCAATCATAAAAAAATTATCAGATATATATAATATTTTTAAATCATCAGCAAGTTCACATACATGTCCTGCTTGTATTACAAATGAAGTAGATGTGTTTTGCAATTGTGGCCATACATTTTGTAATTCATGTATAATAAAATCTAAATATTGTTATTTATGCAGGGCTCCCATAACCAAAATAAACAAACTTTATTTTGGTTAATTATTTTATTTATTTTTTATATATATTATCTGAATTATATGGAATTGTTATATGATAAATATTGTCTTCTCCTGTGTATGCACATTTACTTACTTCAAAAACTTGATTATTGATTTCAATATCTGGTAAAAATACTTCTAAAATAATGCGATTATTTTCACAATATTTAGATGGCAATATAAATTTAATTACTTTTGAAGGTATTACCCATTTTAATCCATTTATACTATTTACCATATCGTATTTTACATGTTTAATGTATATATATCCAATATTCGTATGGCTATAAATAAACCAACTAATATCATATAAAAATTCATCTCCTTCATTTGGATATGAAGGTAATTTTGTATTAGGATATGGATGTGATGTAGCTATATAAGAAATATCTGACATTTTTTATATATAAAAAAAATAGTCTTAAATAATTTTTTATAAACGTATGGATCATTTATTACTTTAATGGTAATAGATGATTATATGAAAATACGAAAGTTATTTTTGATTCAACTAGAGCAGACCAAGCAGATCTCATCTGTACAAACTACTTTTTTTGATATATTATTTGTAGGTTTTACAGGTTCCATCGTAAATTGTTGTGGTTTGCTTTTAGATTTTGTACGTAAATAATAAATACCTGTTTTTAAACCTTTTTGCCAAGTATAAAAATGCATACTTGATAATTTTTTAAAATCGGGTTCTTCTACAAATAAATTCATGCTTTGTGATTGACATACATATGCACCTCTGTCTGCAGCAAGATCAATAAGAGATTTTTGTTTCATTTCCCATACAATTTTATATAAATCACGTAGATGTTGTGGAATTTCATTAATATTTTGAATGCTACCTTCATTAATGATAATTTTATTTTTCATATCTTTATTCCATAAATCAAGTTTAGTTAAATCATTAATTAAATATTTATTAACTAGAATAAATTCTCCCGCACTTGTTTTTCTTTTATAGATATTTGAAGTCATTGGTTCCATTGCTTCATTAAAACCCATAATTTGTGATGTTGATGCAGTTGGCATTGGTGCAATTAATAAACTATTACGCATTCCATATTTTTTAATATCTTCCTTAAGACCATCCCAATCATACCTATCTGGTGTAGGTGTTACGTTCCATAAGTCAAATTGTAATAATCCTTTTGATGCTGGACAACCTTCAAATGTACTATATGCTCCTGGATATGTAGATGTAAATGATGGTTCAAATTCGTTTAGATTTAGATAAGCATTAATATCTTCAGAAGAATGTCCAATATGATTAATTGATTCTTTAATATAATTGCATCGTGTTTTTGAAATTTCCATTGATCGTTCGGCGGCTGCATGATACATTGTTTCAGCAATTAGTTTATTTAATTCGCTTGCTTCTACACTTTCAAATGGTAATCTCATTAGAATAAATGTATCGGCTAAACCTTGAATACCAATTCCAATTGGTCTATGTTTGAGATTTGAAACTCTTGCTTTTTCAAGGGGATAGAAATTGACATCAATAATTTTATTAAGATTTTTTGTAGCAATTTTAACGATATCATGTAATTTTTCAAAATTGAAAAAAGGTTTACCTTCACTATCAGTTTCAACATATGTTGGTAAACAAATACTTGCTAGATTACAAACAGCAATTTCATCCGGAGACGAATATTCTATAATCTCCGAGCATAAATTGGAACTTTTAATAGTTCCAAGATTTTGTTGATTACTTTTTGCATTTGCAGCATCTTTATATAAAATATAAGGAGTTCCAGTTTCAATTTGACTTTCTAAAATTTTAAACCATAAATCTTGAGCTTTTACTTGTTTAAAGTACATTTTTTTTTCTTCATAACTTTCATATAATTTTTTAAATTTATCTCCCCATACATCAGCTAAACCTTTACATTTATCTGGACACATTAAACTCCACATACCATTTTCTTTCACTCTTTCCATAAAAAGATCAGGAATCCATAGAGCATAAAATAGATCACGAGCACGATCCTCTTCATGTCCGTGAGGTTTTTTTAGATCTAAAAAATCCATAATATCAGCGTGCCATGGCTCTAGATATACAGCAATACTTCCAGCTCTCCTTCCAGCTTGATCTACATATCTAGCTGTATTATTAAATACCCTAAGCATAGGTATAATCCCTGAAGATGTTCCATTTGTACCTCGGATTCTACTATTTTTACTTCTTACATTATGAATATGAATACCAATACCACCAGCATATTTTGAAATCATTGCACATTCTTGAAGTGATTGGTAAATTCCAGAAATACTATCTTCACACATTGAAAGTAAAAAACATGAAGATAATTGTGGCCTTGGAGTACCAGAGTTAAATAGAGTTGGTGTTGCATGTGTAAAATATTTTTTTGACATATATTCATACGTTTCTAGGGCATCTTTAAAGTCTGTTCTATGAATTCCAAGCGAAACTCTCATTAACATTTGTTGAGGTCTCTCAACAATACGACCATTAATACGCATTAAATATGATTTTTCTAAAGTTTTAAATCCAAAATAATCAAATGAATAATCACGGTTATAATCAATGATACTATTTAATTTTTCTTTATTTTTCATAACCGTATCATATAATCTTTCATCAATTAGAGATGAAGAATTATTATCAATATCTTTATTTTCATATAAAATAGTAATAGTTTCAGAGAATGATGGAGATGTATTTTTATGATGATTAGAAATAATAATTCTTGAAGCTAAAGTTCCATAATCAGGATTATCAATAATCATAGAACTACATATATGAGCAGCTAATTCATCTAATTCACTTGTTAAAACATTATCATAAATTCTTGAACATACTTTTTGAGTTACATCAAAAATATCAACATTTAGATTATCTGATAGATTACGAAGCCTATTTAAGACTTTATCAAATGAAACTTCTTCCGTACCACCAGTTCTTTTAATAACTCTCATGAATATCAATGCTAATTATATCATAATATTAATTAATCTTTAAATAATTTCTATCTTTTATATAAAATGAATCTTAATATGATTTACATAATAATTTTTTTAATAGTTTTATTAATACTAAATTCGTATTTATCTCCGATTATAGTCAAAGAATATTTTGCTAATAACGATGCTCTTCCAATTACAGTATTTAATGGCATGGGAAGAAAATTAGTGTTTCCATATTTTGGAGGCAAAAGTATTTATACAGCATCACAACGTGCACTTGTTGATACTAATTTAATACAATCAACACCATCAGGAAAATGTATATTAACATCAACCGGTGGTCCATTAAATCCAAGTTTTTCTACAGTTCATGAAGATTCATTATTCTATACATTAAAAAAATCATGTATGGGATTAAATTTGCAAGGATATGAAATGCACAATAGAGGAAACACAATATTTATGTGGTTTTCAAATAAAACTACTGTAGATAAAACAAATTTTGCTAAATTTATATTAGTTAATCCATTATTTGTTGAATTTTCTATTAATGGAAAATTAAGTGCAGCATATACAGTTAATACTAATGATTATTTATATAGTACATCAAAAGAAATTAAGAATCGTAATAGATTTGGTAGATGCATTTATGATGAATGTATTGCAATGAGATTTGATAGAACTACTAATCCAAATGTATCATGTGATCAAAATAAAGCATTTGATTATAAAAATGACACAGAAAAACCAACAAACGAATTATTAACATACAATGATTTAAAAACTGTTCAAGGTAATGTATTCCTCAGAGATGGAATTGTTAATATGTGGGTATATTATCTTGATGGATTATGTTCAAATTTTCAATCAGTTGGTAGAAATTTTCCTATAACAAATTCACAAAATACTGAAATTATATTATTTGATACTACATACAAAGATAATTTAAATGATCCTTATCAAGTTGATTTATATGAATTTATGAATAATATTGCATTAATGTATTATAATTTTATAGTACCTGTATTTACAATATCATTTGATGTATCAATAACATCAGATATGTTTAATGATAGAAATATAAGAGGTAACTCACCTCATAATTTAATTGTATGTAAAATGCAAAATGGATATGGAGGTAATACTAGTTGCCAAAATAATATATTTGCTGTTCGTTTAATGATTTATAAAAACAATCCAAAATATTATTCACTAATGTTTGGAACTGGTGATGGTAAAGATTGTGGTATTAATTCTTCGAAATCACCACCAAATATTATACAAATTCCATGGTTAACACCAAATAATACTGTTAGAATTACAGCAACATTTGGTCCTAATCAAAAACATGTAGTTGCAACTTGGATGGATATTGCTACAGGTGATCTTGGTAGAAAAATGGTTTATAAAAAATCTATTAAAAATTATAAAGAACCTATTCAAGATCCATGTGGATATAATTCATGGGATGTATCTGATACAAATAATTTAACAAGATTATTTGCTTCTAAAAAAATAAATCCACGTCCTGCCCTAGCAAATATTGTATTAAATTCTAATAATAAATTTGTTAGATCAATAAATAGTTTCACTTTAGGATATGTAAATTTCGCAAGATTGATAGAATAAAAAAAAAATTAATAAATTATTCATTAACATCAATAAATGACCACCCATTAATTTTAGGTTCAGTAATTTTTTTAGTATATAATGGTGTCGTTTTAATATCAATTGATTTTAAAACTTCAACATTATATTTTTCAGGATTTTCTCTATAGCATAATACATTATTCCATACTATCTCTAATTTTTTCATTTTATCTTCTAAAAATTTCTTATCTCTTACCACTCTATTAATATTATATAAATTTAAATACCAATAATATTTTTTATTATTATTATTATTAGCCCATTTATACAATTCATCTTTTGTATAATTAAGATTACTATATTCAAATAAACCATCTTGTGATTCTGAAATTATTCCTCGATATTCATATTCTGCTAAATTATCAAAAAAATCATTTGATACATCATATAATCCAAAATCACATTCAAAATAATCACATTCATCAAGTTCACATACATCAAGTTGTCCTTGAATTTGATAATAATATTGTAATGGAACTTCTCCTCCTACTACAATTTTTCTCTTTTTTGGACATTTAATTTCTACCATAATTCCAACATCAGAAATTGCATCTGGTGATGCACCAAAAAATTTATGTTTTTGATGCTGTAATAATCCAAAGTTATGTAATGGAATTTCAAACATATCACTATAAATATCAATTGCAACTTGTTCAAACATATTTCCCCATTTAAAAAATGGATTTGTTTTACCAGCAACAGAAGAATCAGCTTCAGCAGGTTCACATTTTTTTTGATAAAATTGTTTTGTACTACCAAATTTTCCATCACCTAAAGCTTGTGCAAAATCACTTGCAGTTACTAAATTTTGACGTACTTTATACCATTCATCTGTTTTTTGTTCAATTTTAGGTAATTTGAGTAATTTATCTAATTGTTTTTTATATTTTTTGATTTTTGAAATTCTTTTTTTAATATCAGATGCTGTTGCTTCAACACCTATAATAGCATTACATTTAAGAGAATTCTTGTAACAAAGAGTATCAAGTTTATTAGTATTCATTATTATCTTTTAATAATAAATATTTATAAGTTTAAGTATTCAATTTTTTATTAAATCGTTTAATAAATTTGATTATGTAACTTATTATTTAAAGGTTATATAGTAAATATACTTATATTTAAGGTTATCAATAATGAATATTGATGGCAAACTTAAAACTTTATTTGATGATGTTGTAAAAGCAAAAATTGATAGTGCAAAAAGAGACACAAGTACTTTTGAACTTAAAACACTCGAAACACAATTAAATAAACATTTAAAAGATAAACAAGGACAAAAATTTAAAAAGGTAACTGTATTTAATTTTGATGAAAAAATTAAATATGAAGAATCAAATTTTGGAGAATTAATAAATAAAGAAATTGAAAATAAATATACTAATAAAAAATGGCACACATTGCCATTATATCTTAAATGGAAATTAGTTCAAGAATATTTAAAAGAAAATAATATTGTTGATGAAAAAATTGTTCAAAATATTAAAAATGCCATTAATAAAAATAATGTTGAAATTATAACATATGATCATACTTCTCAAAAGGTATCTAATATTGATATTACACGTTTTAATCATTAAAAATATATCATAAAATTTATTAAGTATAATATACTAAAGGCATTTTTTTTATATCTTCTAATAATATCATTGGTCCGCGCCATCCAACATGTGTATTAAGTGGTAAATCCTTCCAATGTACTTTAGATCCTAAAAGAATTCCAAATATATTTTGAGGATCTCTTGATGGAAGCATGCCATTTTTTAAAGGATACCAATATCCTGGTTTATATTCTACTTCTAATTCTATAGGTAAACAAGCATCTTCATTTAATCTATTGCGACACCATTCTTTATCCCCTGTATTTTTGAAATGTAATAGACCTGACATTCCTTTCAAAGATTTATCTGGACTATAATCGGCAATCATATTACGAAAAAAATGAACTGGTTTAATAGCACATCCGCGAGGATTAATATCAGATCCCATATATACATCCGCCATATTACGATGAAAAGATACGACATTTATCATTTTTCCTTTAAGTCGCAAGATATCTGAAATCTTTAACCATTTCGATTTTGAACGTTTTAACCATGATATATCATCGAGTGCACCTTGAGACTTGAGTAAAACTATATTTATTGGTAATTTGCAAAAATATTCTTTTATCCATTCAATATTTTTAATTGTTTTACGACGATAATCATTTGGAACTTCTTGAATTTTGTTATTATCAGCATTTATAATATATCGCTTACCATTATCCTTATCAACTGATTGACCCTGTAATACTATAAATGAATTAGGTCCATTACGTTTTTCATATCGAACAAAATTATTTATACATTGATCTTGTGTTTTTTTTGACATTTTTATTTTAATTAGAAATAAATAAAAAAAAAGATTAACATTCATAAATTTTTAATTAAATACCATTTACATTATAATATTTTATCCATTTTCTAATACAATTATCTGAAACATTATATAATTTACCTACTTGGGTATAATTTAATGTTGTTAAATCATTCAATAATTGTTCATATGAAGGTCTTTTTACTTTTCGTGAATTTAATCTCGAACATTCTAAGCATCTTATAATTCCAGATTTATTTAATTGTTTTTTACATTCAATACATTCGTATATTTTATTTTTATTATTTAAAATTACGTTTTTAAATATTTGAGATACTATTATTTTTATAAGTTTATGTGAATTTTCTTTTAGTATATATTTTTTTTTACTTAAAATATTTGGAATAAAGTCATTTATTATTACGTTATTTTTATCATTTGGTATAAATAATTTATTTATTTTTTCAATATCTTTATCATAAAAATACAAATAATCATTCAACCATGATGTTTTTATTTTTGTTAATTGATTAGACGAATGATATGGATATAATGATAATATAAATATAGATTTGCATTCATTTTTACTAGAAATTATATTTTTTTCAAATAAAATATTTTCGGGTATAATATATGCCCCTGTTTTATCTGGTAAACTTAACCAATAAAAATCATTATCTCCTAGTTTATACATTAAACCACTTTGTTTACATAAATTGACAACATATGATTTATTATTTCGATATTCATCTTTATTATTTTTTTTTATATAATAATATGTAATAACTTTATCTTGAACTTTATAAACAGAATTAATAATACAATCATATACTCTGTTATTAATTTCTGAATATGTAAATTTAAGATTTATTAATAATAATTCACGATAA